CAGCAAGTGACGGTAATGTACACATTAACACAGACCAAATTCTTTACGCAGAGACTGCAAGTTCTACTGCGGGAGATATTTTTCTAGCTAATGGGACGCACAAATTAACGGTTACTGGAACTGGACTGACTTCAGGGTTTGGTGAGAATGTTAATACTGCACTGGTAACAGCAGCAGAAACTTCTTGGACAAATGCAACAGTACCAGTATCGAAAGATGGTGGGCTAGTATTTACTAGTATCGCTATAGGAACAATATAATCCTTCCTTTACTATCGACAGAGAAAGCACCCAAATCAGGGTGCTTTTTTATTTTGTTTATCTTTGTAAAAAGATTTTAAATGATAAATTCTGTAAGAAATACTGTATTAGCAATTATAAATAAAAATAACTATGGTTATATATCTCCAAGTGATTTTAATTTGTTTGCCAAACAAGCACAACTAGATTTATTTGATGAATATTTTTTTAATTATAATCAGCAAATAAATGAAGAAAATGCAAGAGTTTCAGGTACTGGTTATGCAAATATAAAATTAGGATATGAAGAGGTTATTGACACATTTTCAGTAACTGCATTTTTAACACAAAAGACATTAGGAACAAGCACTTACTTTTTACCAACAGTAGCCACAACTGGTTCAGATTACTATTTACTAAACAAAGTATTATGTTACTCAGGAGGTAACTTATTAGGAGAGGCTGAAAAAGTCACACACAATAAAATTACTTTGCTTAACAGTTCTTTGCTGACTACACCTAACACAACATTTCCTGCCTATACGCAAGAAGGAGATTCAATTACAATATTTCCATCCTCAATAAATGCAGGTGGTGATGTGCAAGCACAATATATTAGGTATCCAAAAGACCCTAAATGGACTTATGTAACACTTTATAATGGTGAACCATTGTTTGACCAATCAGCTAGCGATTACCAGGATTTTGAATTACCAATTGATGATACAAATGATTTAGTGGCTAAAATATTACAATATGCAGGATTGTCTATCAGAGAAAAAGAAGTCGTGCAATATGGGTTACAAGACGAACAACTATTAGATAATCAAAAATAATTATGGGATATATAGACCAAAAAAAATATTACACTAATGATGGAGTAAATCCAACAAACGCTAACTTTGGAAGTTATCAGTTTATTTCTTTGAGCGATATAGTAAAAAACTTTTTACTTATGTATCAAGGAAACCATGAAATGGTAAATAACGTAAGTAGATTTAAAATTTTATTTTTTGCTAAAAGAGGTATACAAGAATTAAATTATGATGCGTTAAATGAAATCAAAGCTTTAGAATTAACTGTATATGATGACCTTAAATTTGTCTTACCTTCAGACTACGTCAACTGGGTAAAGTTATCTCTATTTAAAGACAATGTGATAAGAGATTTAGTAGAAAATATCCAGGTTCAATCAGCCACACAATATGTGCAAACTGGTAGCTCTGCATTTACATATGATGCTAGTGATAATGTTAATACTCAAACCTCTTCTTTAGATACAGCAAGAACTAACGGCTCATTAAAAAGTATTTATTTGAATGATATCAGAGAAGAGGCTGTAAATCCTGGTTGCAATAATTGTGAGGATGATATATACGAATCTAGGATTGGGGCAAGATATGGTCTTAACACTGAAACAGCTAATTTTAATCCTACATTTACTATTGATAAAGCTAACGGAGTAATAAATTTTGATTCAACTATGGCAAATCAGCAGTGTATTCTTCAATATATATCTGATGGTATGGAAAACGGTGATGATACAAATGTAAAAATTAATAAGTTGTTTGAAGATTATTTATATGCATACATAAAATACTCTCTTTTAAACAATAAATTTGGCGTACAAGAATACATAGTTAATAGAGCGAGAAAAGACAAACAAGCTTTATTAAGAAATGCTAAGATTAGATTAAGTAACATTCACCCTAGCAGATTGATGATGAATATTAGAGGGGAGAATAAGTGGATAAAATAAAATGGCAAACATTCAAAGAAATTTTATAGCAGGCCGTATGAACAAAAGCCTTGAAGAAAGGCTTTTACCAAATGGAGAATATACAAATGCTATTAATGTTAGGCTTGGTTCTACAGAACAATCAGAAATAGGTTCAGTAGAAAACTCAAAAGGTAATACCAAGCTTACATCCCTTACATACACTGATGGTACTGCGTTAAGTTCATCTGCTAGGTGTATAGGTTCTTTTGAAGATAGTGCTAATGAAACCATATATTGGTTTGTTCATGACCCTGCTTTTACACAAGGTGCTACTGGTAAACTTGATTTAATAGTTTCTTTCAATGTTCAAACAGGGGGAATAGTATATCATGTTATTAGTATAGATAATGGAGCTTCAATAAATACAACTTTAAATTTTGACCCATCTTTTTTAATTACTGGTGTAAATAAAATAGACAATCTTTTATTTTTTACTGACAATACTAATCCACCTAGAGTAATTAACATAGATAAAAACTATCCTAATCCCGCAGCCAATACAGCAGGTAATCAACAAGACCAATTTGATAGAAGAGAAATTTTAGTTGTAAAGCAACCACCTTTACAAGCTCCTACTTTTCAGTTAATTCAAGCAAACAACGAAGACACTTATTTAACAGATAATTTTGTATGTTTTGGTTATAGATATAAATATGCTAATGATGAGTATTCTGCAACCTCTCAATTTTCAGAACCTGCTTTTGCACCAAAAGCATTTAATTTTAGCGCACAAAGTTTTGCAAATGAGGGTATGGAAAATAAATATAATGCAGCCATAGTAACTTACAATTCTGGTAGTGAACTGGTAAAAGGTATAGATATTCTATTTAAAAATGCCAACGATTCAACTATTAAAGTTATTGAAAGAATTAATAAAGCGGAATCTGGATTATCGGATAACACTTTTTACACTTTTACATTTTCAGAAAGTAAAATTTTTTCTGTTTTACCTGAAAGTGAAATATTAAGATTATACGACAATGTCCCTACTTTAGCCAAAGCTCAAACACTTATGGCTAACCGTTTAGTTTTTGGTAATTATGTAGAAGGTTATGACTTGAAAGATACTTACAATCAACCTTTGACTTTAAGTTATGTTACTTCTCTAAGTTCATCTGAAATAGGTGAAGATACTTTGACCGTTACAACAGCTAGTTCTGGTTATACTTTTGGTAGTACTACGACTATAGCAAATAGTGCTTTAAGAATAAACTTTGCTGGACAAGAAAGTAAATTAATAGTTGGAGCTACAATAAATTTCTCATTTACATTTGAACATGATTCATGGTATTTAGGTAGTGCTTCTGCACCTGACCAAACTACCGGCGCAACGACTGTACATTTTTCTTACACTCTGATACAAGATTTCAGTAGCAGTGCAACTCCAATCAATGATTTAATAGCTACAACGGATTTTCAAACCAAATTCGGAACATTGTCAACTGCTATACAAACAGTAGCAAATGCACAAGGTGGGGCGGGAACGACTCTGACAGATAATTTTAATTTTTTATTAGAACCTCAACTTGGTAGCACTGCTCCTCAATATGATGTAAATCAAACAGGAATTTCAAGCTCCACGCCTGCTTTACCATCAGCTGGAGAAGGTTTTGCTGCAAGTGTAATATTACCATCTACGTTACAACTACAGCTTCTTGCGGCTGAGTATAAGTTGAATGGAGGTTCAGATTTAATATATGAGTATTTTAAAATTACAAATTCATCTGCAACTCTTCAAGAAGTTCCAAATGCTGGTAGCCTTCATAGTAATAGAGGATATGAGGTTGGTATAATTTATATGGATAGCTTTAATAGAGCTTCCACTGCATTAGTATCTACAAATAATACAATTAATATTCCTTGTGCTCAATCTACCTCAAAAAATGAAATTTTAGTTACAATACCGGTAACTCAAAGAGCTCCAAGTTTTGCAACAAGATATAAGTTTTGTATAAAAGCAGATAGAGATACTTATGATACAATTTACTCAAGTATTTTTTTAGAAGACGATAATACTAATAACGTATTTTTTTTATTAGAAGGAGATAATATAGGTAAGGTAGAAGATGGAGATAGACTTATTGTTAAAAGAGATGTGAGTGGCCCTTTATCTCAATGCACTGAGGCTACTGTATTAGAGGTAAAAACTCAAATAAAAGATTTTATAACTGTTACATTAAACGGAAACCCTGTACAAGTACCTGAAGGTGTTTATATGAAAATGAATAGTATATCATTTGCAGCTACCATGGATGAAGATGATATTGTGGATGAAAAAGTGCCGGCAATAAAAGCTAAAGCGGCTGGTAGATATCCCGTTATT